CAGGAGTTCATCGAGGACGCGATCGGCCAGGGCGGCATCGGCGGCGGCCTCAACTATGTCGCCGACAAGTGCGCCATGTCGATCGCCCTCTCGCAGGAGCAGTACCTGACGGTCGGCAGCGGCAGCTCGGAGCCCGAGGGCATCGAGACCTCGGCGATCACCCAGATCGAGAACATCGGCGCCGGCGGCGCGAACAACTCGGCGGACGACGACCTCACCGGCGACATGCTCATCAACTGCGTGCACCGCATTCCGCCGCAGTACCGCAGCGGACCGCGCTTCACCTGGGTCATGCACGACACGCTGATCCGCCACATCCGCAAGATCAAGGTCAACACGACCGACTATGTGTGGAAGCTGAACGAGACCGGCGGCCTCGCGGACGGCGCGCCCGGCACCATCTACGGCATCCCGTACCGCCTCAACGCGTACATCAACCAGGCGAGCAGCACGAGCAACGGCGAAGTCGTCGCGGTCGTCGGCAACTTCACCTACATGGAGCTCTTCGAGCGCACGGGCGTCACCTCGCTGCTCGACCCGTACTCGGCTGCCTCCACGCACCAGAGCAACCTCTACCTCTACACCCGGTGGGACAGCCACATCATGCTGCCCGAGGCGTTTGCCTCGATCACGGTCTGATCCTTTCTTGCTCGCGGGCGACCGGCGCGAAAGCGCCGGAAGCCCTTTATGACGGTACCCCTGAGCACGATCAAGTCGGCCCTCAAGGTCGACTACGACGACGACGACAAGGACCTCGTGCGCCTGCGCGAGGCGGCGATCTCGTTGATCGAGCGGCGCGCGCAGATCATCCTCGGTCCGTCGACCGAGACGCTCTACCTCGCGCGGTTCGAGAAGACGCTCATCCCGGCGTTTCCGTTCGTTTCGCTTGCCACGGTGCAGTACCGCAACGAGGCGAATGTGCTGACGACCATGCCGGCGACGGACTACTGGATCGACCGATCCGATGGTTCCATTCCCGTGCTTCGGTTCATCCAGCAGCCTGGCATCTACGAGGGCACCAACATCACGGTCACCTACACGGCGGGCTACTCGGTCATCCCGAACGAGGTCGTCCACGCCGTGATCGCGCTCGTCGGCCACTGGTACAACAACCCCGAGGCCGCGCAGCCGGTCGCGCTCTCGACCGTCCCCGTCTCGCTCGGCTACATCCTCGACCACATCTCGACGAGGAGCCACATACGATGATCTCCGCCGGCCGCCTGCGCCACGCCGCCACGGTCAAGCGCGCGTCCACGAGCGTCGACTCGCTTGGCCGCCGCTCGACGACCTACACGACGGCGGGCACCGTGCGCGTCGACATGCGGCAGTCGCCCGGCACCGAGCAGGTGTACGCCGACGGCGTCGCGGTCGTCGCCCAGGCCGAGGTGCGCTGCCGCTGGCCCGACATCGACCGCCTGTCGATCACCGCCGTCGATCGCCTTGAGTGCCGCGGGAAGACCTTGCGGATCGTCAGCATCCAGAACCTCGACAACCGCGACCGCGTCGCCGTCATCGAAGCGATGGAGGTCGCTTGATCGAGGCGTCCGTCATCACCTGGCTGTCGGGCGGGACGGCCGCCGGCACCCGCGTCTACACGGGCGCGCGCATGCAGGAGACCGCGCTGCCGGCGCTCGTCGTTTCGGTAACGCAGTCGGTCGCGGCGTCGATCGGCGCGTCCCCGCTGAAGCGCCACACGGTCACGGTCACGGCCGTCGCCGAGACCATGGCGTCGGCGCAGAGCATCGCGACCGCCTGCGCCGCGCTGATGGCTACGGGCGCCACGGGCGCGTCCGGCTGCTCGGTCGAGACAGAGCTACCCCGGCTCGACGAGCCGGTACTCGGCGACGGCGACGAAGCCGAGCCGGCATCCTGCACCGCCTTCTTCGAGGTCTACCTCTAATGCCTTCACCCACCAGCGCAGCTGCGTTCCGAGTCAACGGAGCCACGATCGCCGACACCATGTCCGCCACGGCCAATGTCTCGCGCGCGATGATCGAGACGACCGCGATCGGCGCGACGAACCGCGACCACGAGTACGGATTCCTCGAAGGGTCGATCGACTGCGAGGTCTTTTTCGATGCCTCGCACGACACGGTCTTCAACGCGCTGAAGAACGGCACGAACCTCACCGCGGCCGAGGTGCTCTGGCAGTCGGGCATGTCGATCGCAGGCAACGCCAAGGTTTCCAATTTCCAGTTGTCGATCGCGCCGAACTCGGTCGCGATGGCGACATTCACGCTCGTCTTCTCCGGCAGCGCCATCACCCTGGACAACATTTGATGCTGATCGACGCGCTCATCGCCCGCCCGATCCATGTCCCGTTCCGCGGCGAGATGGTGCGTCTGCGCCGCCCGACCGTCGGCGACCTGATCGCGATGATCGACGCCGAGTCGCGCGGGCTCCACATGCCCGCCATGTATGTGGCGATGCATGTGATCGACGAGCAGGGCGAGCGCGCCTACACCTACGAGACGACGCTCAACCTCAGCGCTCCGGCGGTGATCGCGCTGAGCAGGGAGATCGAGAAGCTCTACGGAGAAGGCCTGGACTAGGGCTTGCGGCGCGGGAACTCGCCCTCGCCGCGGTCACGACTGCAACGCTTGACACGCCGCTCGCCGCCTGGCTCGCGGTGCACGGACACAAGGGACTCTCGCATGACATCGCGGCGCGGTTCATTCGCAACCATCGTTGAGCTCGACAAGGACGCGGTGCGGCGCATCAACGCCGCGCTGCTGTCGCTGCCGACGAAGGAGGCGAGCCTCGCGATGCGCCGCGGGTTCGGCAAGTGGACCCGGACGGTCAAGAAGGTCGTCGAGGCAAACGCACCGTTCGGGCGCGCGACTGCGACCGAGAAGGTCCGCGGCGAGACCCGTCCGAATGTCCATCTCAAGTTCAGCGCGGCGACCAAGATCAAGGGCTACTCGCGCGGCCTCGTCGTCTGGGCGGCGGTCGGCATCAAGGAGATCAAGGGCTCCTACCTGACGCCGCACTGGTACCTCGGGTGGGTTGAGAAGGGCCACGCGATCAAGCGCGGCGCGAGCACCCTTGAGTACGAGGCGCGGATCAAGCGGGGCGCGAAGAAGAAGGAGGCCAGCAAGACGACCGTCGGGCATGTCCGCCCCAACCCGTTCATCCGCCGATCCGCCCAGGCGTCGATGCAGTTCGCCGGCCCGATGATCGAGGCGGAGGTCCAGAAGGCGCTCGCGAGGTTCAACGGTGGCTAAGCTCAACAAGGTCAACATCGCCATCACTGGCGACAGCAAGGGCCTCGTCGCCGCGACCGACTCGGCGACCAAGGAATTGCGCCGCCTCCAGGCGCAGGCGGAGCGCACCCAGAACAAGCTGAAGACCATGCGCGGGCAGACGCAGCAGGCCGCCGAAAGCCTCGGCAAGTTCGGCCTTCAGTCCAGAGGCCTTGGGATGGCCTCTGGAGCCCTCGGCCTTGCGTCCATGGGTCCAGCGGGGCTCGCGCTTGGAGCAGCTGGGGCGGCCTCTGCGGGGCTCACGATGGCAATGGGCGCGCTCGCGAGCGCCATCCAGCAGGTGCCCGCCGAACGGCGCGCCGCGGTCGAGGCGCTCAAGCGGGTCGATCAGGACCAGAGGCGCTCGCTGAGTCAGTTTGGCTTCACGCGCGAGCTTGCGGCGTCGGTTGCCGCGCGCGGCGCAAACCCCGTCTCGGCGGCCGAGGGCGTCGGGTTCCAGACGGGCATGGCGCGCGGCATCGCCGGCACCAACACGACGCAGTCGCGCCTCGCCCAGTTCGCGCTCAACGAGCTTCCCGGCGCGCTCGGCGTCCAGCTGGGAACCCTTGCCGCGGGCGGCGGCTCCGAGCTCGCCAACCAGCGCATGGGCGAGATGCTCACCGAGGGCAAGACCCCGATGCAGCAGCTCACCCAGATCACCGACATGGCCCAGTTCGCGGGCAACGGCGTCATCGGCACGGCCCTGAGCGCCGCCACCTCGATCGGGAACATGCTGAACCTCTGGAGCAAGTGAATGCCGATCACCGTCAAGAACATCTCCGCGGCGTGGCAGGACGGCAGCGGCGCCGCCGGCAAGGCGTTCGTCGTCACCAAGCGCCTCATCTCCGACACGACGATCGACTTCATGTCCCAAACCGGGCTGAAGAGCCTGCGGGATGCCGTCGGCGAACCGCTTGATCCGCTCGGCACCCTGTCGCTCACGACCGTGCTCGGCATGATGCGCATCCGCTCGATGCAGATCATGCCCGTCGAGCCGAGCGTCGGCAAGGTGTTCGACGCCGTCATCACCTACGGCACCGAGTACATGTGGGCCGAGATCGGGTCGCCCGGGACCCCGCAGCTCACGCTGCCCGTCGAGGTCTCGTTCGCGGCGACCGAGCGGACGGTCGCGAGCTACAGGAACAGGACCTTCACCACGCAGCCGTCGGCCAACCTGAACACGACCGCCGACATCGGCGGCACGGCCGTCGACGAGGAGGGCAGGCCCGTCGAGGGACGGGTCGCCTCGACGACCTTCGGACTCTCGCTCGTGTTCGATGTCTCGCAGACGGGCAAGACGCTCGTGGGGCTCTACGACGACCTCAACTCGGTGCGCGGCAGGTGGAACAGCGCCTCGTTCCTGCATTGGACCGCCAACCAGGTCATCTGCACCGACGCCGATGTCACGCAGATCCGCGACGAATTTTACCGCGTCACCTACCGATTCAGGTGGGACGAATGGTACGACTGCGAGCAGACGCCGCTCCGCGACAACGACAATGTCATCAAGCTCAACTCGAGCGGCAAGGCGAGCGCGGTCTACTGGCGCTCGATCAATCGGGGAACCGCGAACTTCGATTCGATCGTGTTTGACATCGCGCCCGACGCCACGCTCGCGAAGCAAATGGCCCTCGAAGGGTCCTGGCTGACCTACCCATGAAGGCCCGCGAACAACGCCAGACGGCGGCCGCGCGCCGCAGCGCCGACGAGCTCACGCGCGTCCAGTGGCGCAACCGCGACGAGGCCGTCCCGTACATCCTCGCCAGGATCACGGGCTCGACCGCGATCTCAGGCGCGAACTACCGCTGGACCTACACATGGCAGGCGGCCGAGATCGGTTCGACGGGCGTGTTCGCCGGCCGCACTTCGGAAAGTTGGTACACGGGCAGCGCGCTGAACATCACCGAGGCCGGCAACACGGCGACCGTCGTAATGCCTGGCTACCTCGTCGCCAACTTCCCCGCAGGATTCACGGTGAAGCCGATCGCGACCGGCTGCTATGTGATGGTCTTCGCCAGGCGCAGGACCAACGGCGACATCCAGTGGGTATTCTGGTGCGAGAACGCGATCGACGGCACCTGCTGAGGAGCAACCATGGCGGCAAACTACGACATCACCATCGAGCAGGGCGCGACCTTCGCGTTCTCGATCACCGTCACGGGCGTCAACCTGTCGGGCTACGCGGCGGCGATGCAGGGACGCACGACGCACTCGGCCACGACGACGGCGTTTGCGCTGACCTCGACGCCCGCGGCGGGCCTGACGATCACGCCCGGCACGAACAGCGTGATCGCGGTCGCGCTGACGGCGACCCAGACGGCCGCCCTGGCGGCTCCGTCCGAGGGCGTGTACGACCTTGAGTACTCGATCGGCGGCGTCGTCACGCGCATACTCGAAGGCACCTACCGCGTCACGCCGGAGGTCACCAGATGAGCCAGGTCACCGTCTCGCCCGTAGTCCAGGCGCTCACCGTCAGCGTCACGACGCAGTCGGTCTCGATCTCGGCCTCGTCGCCGTCGGGCGCGGCAAGCGGCGACCTCGCGGGCTCCTATCCGAGCCCCACGGTGCGCGCGATCCGCGGAAATCCGGTGCAGAGCGGCACACCCGCCGACGGCTCCGTCTGGTTCTATGTCGAGGACGACGAGCAGTGGAACCATGTGCCGCTCACCGATGTGCTGACCTTCAACAACATCGGGTGGGACGGGACAAGCCTGACCGTGCCGCGCCTGACGCTTCAGAACGCCGAGTACCTCAAGAACGATGTCGACGGCCGCATCGACTTCATGCCGGCGCCGCACCCGTCGGGCGACTTCGGCATCTACTTCGACCTCAAGACGAGCGCCGACTACGCGATTGTCGGAACGATCAACAGCGCGGGCGGCCTGAACACGAACGCCGGGTTTCAGTTTGCGAACACGCTTGCGATCGCCTCGGGCAAGTACCTCGACTTCGGCTTCACGGGCGGATTGATCTCGTACTTCGCCGGCAGCGGGAACAACGGCGTGTGGCAGTTCGCGCCGTACATCGGCAGCGGCAACGCTGGAGCGATGTGCCTCGTCTCGCAGAGCGGCCTTGCCGCCGGCAACCGCCGCCCCGCGACCGCGCACACGAACCCGACCTTCTATGTGTACGCCGCCGGCGACGCCAACGCGAACCATTTCGTCAGGCTGTCGCACGACGGCACGGCGGCGACCATGGAGTCGGGCACCGGCGCGATGATCCTGACGGGCGCGAGCGGGGTCAGGATCAACGGAAGCTTCGGTTTCGGCGTGACGCCGAGCGCCGTCGAGACCGGGTGGACGACCTTCACGAACCTCACGACCGACCGCAGCTGCAACGCAAACGCCACCACGGTCGACGAGCTCGCCGACATCCTTGGCACCCTGATCGAGGCCCTCAAGGCGAAGGGAGTGATATCCGCATGACCTTTGAGCAACTCGCGACCATCCTGTCCCCGTTCGTCGCCGCGTTCTGCGCGAGCGGATGGATCCACGCCCAGCTCGGCCGAATCCGCGAGGACCTCGTGCGGATGGACGAGCGCATCAAGCAACTGGAGAAGCAATGAGCAACCGCAACACGACCGTGGCCGGCATCGGCTCCATCCTCGTCGCCGTCGGCGCCGTCCTGACGGCCCTCTTCGACGGCGACCCTCTGACCGTCCCTGACTACGCGACGGCCGTGGCGGCCATCCTGGCGGGCGTGGGCCTCATCATGGCGAAGGACGCCAAGAGGGATGCTTGAGCGCATCGTCGCCGCGATCGCGCTCGGGCTCCTCAAGTGGCTTGAGGGCCGTCTGGCAGAGCGGCCTCGGGCCGTGGACGCTGCTCTGGACCGCGATGCTCTTGAGCGCGCTGGTGCTCGCGTTCGCGAGTGGCTGCGGGAGGACGGTGCTCGTGCGGGAGGGCAGCCCGATGCGGATCGGCCCGTCGACCAAGGCCCAAGTGTGGACGCGGGTGCAGGGCGAGTGGGAGCTGAGCGCGAGCCGCGTCGAGATCCCTGAGGGTTGGTACCTCGTGCCGCCGAGCTTCGTGGAGAAGGAATGACGCTCTACCGCTGCTGCCCCGTCGACTGCTACACGAGCTGCTGCGACTTCATGGCGTCGTGCGACCCAGGAGTGCCGACCTCGATCCTCTACGAGGTCGAGGTGTACTGCACCCGCAAGTTCTTCGTCGACGGCACGCTGCACACGACGATCGT